TGGTTATATTTTTGGCCTGCCACATTAAAAAGACCCCAAACGACCGGGAACCTAATTACGATGACATACGTGATAGTTCCTTCGTCGCCCAGGAGTCCGATGTAGCTATGATGTTGTGGCGATGCAAAGAAAAAAACCAATACACCAATGCCGCGAAGCTCAAGATCGAAACGTCCAGGCGAACCGGCATATTCGAAAAGATTATCCCATTAGAAAAAAAGGAGGGACTACTTTATGAACGAGCCATCACTTCCCCAATCTCAACGGTCTGAACTCGATAAATGGGTTGATATATGGAAATACCTCGATGCCTGGGAACAACAAGATTGCCGGGACATCGAAGACAATATTGCTGAAACCTCAAAGCTGCGCTGGAGGCATAAACAAGGATCCGGATTCCATAGCATCGGAGAATCTCTATCCAGGATGTTCAGGCAGAAACTATTAATCCACATCTCAAATACCGGGGAAAATACCGGACTGAAACAAATAGTTAGAGACAAGATATTGGAATTACAACGAAAAAATGACCAAACACTGTAGCTCATGCCAAAAGTCCACTACAAATAAAGGCAAGCCCCTCGAGCTCAACTACTGCGCGCCCTTGTAATACTCATCGCTTCCTAGCGGAGATCACAAGGTTCTTCTTTTCTTCAGTAATTTTGAGCTTGACACCCCTTAACTAACCTGCTACAGATGGGTCATTATGCCCCAACCAACTGCCCCACCTCCAGCCGTAAAACATCGCAAACCTCCAGTACCACTCGCCGATATCATTGCCTATGTTAACCAGGGGTTAACCCATCAGGACATCGCAACGCTAACAGGCGTGTCACGCTCTGCGATTACCATGAGACTGCTAGATTCGGGGTATTCCCGCCCAAGACTCAATAATTTCAAGACGTTACGGGCTGATCTGTTCGCGTGGAAACAGTCGGAGATTATGGACCTGTTGACGGTTGACTGTTTGAAAAAAGCCGGTGCCCGTGATCTGGTATTGATGGCAGGTATTCTGTATGATAAAGAGAGGCTAGAGAGGGGACAGACTACCGCTATTGTAGCGACTCTCCATGCCGATTTGGAGGCATTGAGAAATTTACAAAGTAGCACGATCGAGATAAATTGTAGCACGATTAGCACCAAAACCAAAGGAGCCGATGGTATCGACATTACTGATATATTATAAGTGGTTGATATTACATGAGATATTTACAAAGTTTACATAATACTCATTATCATACCCTGGTTGGTGTATCGGGACTGCCAATATATAGTTCTTCAGCTCCGATCTTACCTGAGAGTAGAGGGGGGCACAGGTCATTTTTTAAATTTTATATATTTTTGTTATCCTCTCTAATTTACGAGAAAAACAAAAGATGTCTCACATAAGGGTTATTTTGCCATCAAAATGGAACGAGGATATACCTACAATCAATTTTTATTGTTTAGATAAGTAAGGCCACGTTTAAAAACGCATACCGTTTAAAACGGTATTTTGAGCGATTTAGAGAGTAATGGGAAATGGGTATCAAGACATGGCAGGAGCGTGTGATTGATCTTGAGGATGCTGTTAAAGAGCTAGGGCAGGTTTTATTGAGGCATGAGTATGAGTTTTTAAAGAAGGGGCGTCCTGGCAGGCCGAAGGGGAGTAAGGGGAAGAAGAGATTAAAGAGTTCTGGTGGGAAAAAATTATGACCGCGAATGACGGTTGGATTTTGTTATGGAAAAAACTGAAGAAGAATTAAGGGCGAGATTAGAGGAGAAGAAGACAAAATATCGTTGTTTCTTTTTTGATCCATACCCTTGGCAGGAGAGGGCATTAAGGGAAATACGGCGGAAAAATACCACGGCGATAATATCCAGCAACAAGATAGGAAAATCTGCATTAGGGGTTAATATAGTTATTTCCTGGGTACTCGGATATGAGCCGTGGAATGTGGTGAGTAAAGATTCCCCGGGTGCGGTGGAACAAGGGGGGTTTTATTACCGGGAATCTTCTTTGGGGATCAAGCCGCCGGTGGATATTTTAGTTACTGGAGAAGATTGGAAGGTGCATATTGGCCGTACGATAGTGCCGGAATTAAAGAGATGGGCGCCGGAGGGTTGGTACCAAACCAAAAAGAATGAGCAGGGCGTGGAGTTTTTTTGGGAATGGCATAATAAGAGTACGCTGACAATAATGTGTTATACGCAGGAAGATGATTTATTTGAATCATTCAGGATTCAGGGGGTTTTAGAGGATGAACCGCCGCCGAAGAGTAAGCATATTGCGATGAGCCGGGGGCTTTTACTGGATAGTGGAAAGACGGTAATGACCCTGACCCCGTTGAAAGAAGCATGGATTTTGGACGATATTGTGCTTAGTGGACGGAAGGATATAGGCATAATAGATGGACTGAAAATAACAGATAATCCTGAATTATTGAGGGACGACGTGAATATATTGCAAACTATAGGACTTAATACCACGCAAGCCAGGCAATATTTCAGTCTGCTTTTATATGATAATAAGGAACAACAAACCCCAGTAAGTGACAAGGGGTACCGGGCGGAACATTATTTAGAAAAAATCGTGGACGGAGACAAACATGAATTGATCAGCAAACTAAAGATTTTAAAATTTATTAAAGACATAGACCCTGATGATGTTCCTCCTAGAATATTTGGCCAGTTTAAGTCCCTGGTGGGCCGGGTGCTTAAGGAATTTGATGATAATATTCACATTATCGAACCTTTTATGGTTCCCGTAGATTGGCCGGTGACCGCAATGATTGATTTTCATCTTTCTATCCCGCAAGCCATAAGCTTTTGGGTGGTTAATAAACAAGACATTCATTATTGCATTAAGGAAACATGGGATAATATATCTGCCGGAGGCATCGCGGATGATATTATCAGAAAGAAAATAGCTATGGGTTGGAGGATTGAAGACGCTTTTATTGATCCACTGAGCAAGGGTGATACTGCCTATATACGAAATATGCTTGGGTCAAACATTAAAGATGCTTTTTCTATTATCGGAGAGAAATTGGCGGAACATGGCATAACTCTTCATGTGGCGTCTAAAGACAAGGATTCGGGCATTAGAAACATCAAATCATGGCTCAGAGGTCCCAACAAATTACCGACCTGTTATATTTTTAATGATTGTGAACGGCATTTATATGAAGTTCGAAGATGGGTATTTGACGATAACGGCAAACCTTCCAAAGATTGCAGCGAACATTTTATGGAAAATTGGTATAGATATACGCTTACTGGAGCAAGTTATCAAAATTATACGGTTAATCCATTGCCGTTGATACAACAAACAACACATGGATGGATGGGAAGATAAATGGGTAAAGACGAAGATTTTTTAAAAGAGATTCAAGATAATTATAAGGAAGCCGTCGATGGATGGTCCGATATTTATAAACAGGCCTCCCACGATATAAAGTTCGTCTATGATGTTGATTCCGGGCAATGGCCGGAGAAAATAAAAGCTGACCGGGCCAAAGACGACAGGCCCGTTCTAACCCTTAATAAACTTCAAAAATTTATAAGACAATTACGCGGCGACATGAAAATGAACCGGCCACGGATGAAGGTTATTCCGGTGGATGATAGGGCCGATGTGATAAAGGCGGAGCTTTATAACGGGCTTATAAGGAAGATAGAATATTTATCTTCCGCTGAGATCGCGTATGATACGGCATATATGTACGCCATAAGCGGGTCTATCGGATATTTTCGCATTACAACCGATTTTTCAGATGATAATAGCTTTGAACAAGATATTTTTATCAAGCGGATAATCAATCCCCTGTCCATTCACCTTGATCCCTATGCCGTAGAATTCGAGATGGAAGATGCCCGGTATTGTTTTATCGAGGATATGATTAATCAGGATGATTATAAAAAACGTTATCCGAAATCTGATATTATAAGCTTTTCGTCTGCGTCAAAGATTCTTCTGGGAGATTGGCTGCAGCATGACAAGGTGAGAATAGCGGAATATTTTAAAAAAGAATCAATGCTAAAAAAACTGGTCATGCTGAAAACCGGGGAAGTTATTCCGGTGGATAATAAAATGACTATCCCGGCCATTAAAGAACTCGGCGGGGAAATCGTGCGGGAAAGAGACGTTGAAACCTATATTATCAAATGGTACAAAACCAACGGGGTGGAAATATTGGAAGAATCCACGTGGCCGGGTAAATATATTCCCGTTATCCCGGTATTCGGAGATGAAATAGTTGTTGATGGCCAAAGGCATTATCTATCGCTGATTCGTGGAGCTAAAGATCCGCAACAAATGTACAATTACTGGGGTACGGCAGCCACGGAAGCAGTGGCATTGACTCCGAAAATGCCGTTTATCGTCGATCATAGACAAATACAAGGATTTGAACGAGAATGGGAAGAGGCGCACCGGGTGAATAGAATGTTCATTAGATATAAGGCTATTGCCGGACTGCAAAAACCCTCCAGAGAGCCACAAAGTCAAATCCCCGCCGGTATTATTACCATGATGCAATCAACTGCATTTGATATCGAAGATCATCTAGGCCGCTATGAATCATCCAAAGGGGAGGCATCTAACGAGCGCAGCGGAAAGGCTATTATCGCCCGGATCAATCAATCGGATAAGGGCACTTATACATTTGTTGATAATCTGACCAGAGCTATAATTTATGGCGGAAGACAACTGATTGACTTGATTCCCAAAATTTATGATACCCCGCGAACAGAGAGAATCATGAATGAAACCGGGGAAGAAACACTCGTAGAGCTCAATAGACCAGCGCTTGGAAGAGAGGGAGAAATTGTAATACAGAATGATCTTTCGGTGGGGAAATTCGATCTGATAGCTACTACAGGCGCGTCTTATGGGTCAAAACGTCAAGAAATGGTAGATATGATGATTCAGAGTATGCAATATGCCCCGCAGTTAGCTTCGGTAATAGCCCCCTTGATTTTTAAATATAGTGATTGGCCTGGAGCAGATGAAATATATGGCGAAATAAAGAAAGCAATCCAGTCAGCGCAGCAACCAGGCGCACCAGGGGAATCACCCCAACCTTGAATATAAAATTACCCACTCTTAGGAGAGCATTACATTCGCCAGAAAGGCGCAAAGGAGAACAAAATGGAAAATGAAGAAATAGTACCGGCGGAAGTCGCGGAAGAAATTCAGGTTGAAACGCCTGCGGAAGAAGCATTGTCTGAAACTGATGAGACCAAAGTTGAAGAATCTCCGGTTGAAACGCCCTCCCCGGCTGAACCAAAAAAGAAAACAGCCCAGGAACGAATCGACGAAATTACACGGCTAAGACGCCAGGAAGAACGGGAAAAGGAGTATTGGAAGAAGGTCGCGCTTAGTAAAGAAGAAGAATCCGCGCCATCACCCGCTCAATCCGCGTTTCCTAACGATGGATTGACTGCAAGGCCGGAAATGTACCAATTCGAGACGGTGACGGAATATGAAGACGCCCTATTTGCTTGGTATGAAACCAAGAAGGAAATAGTGAATCAAAATGTCAAGCAGCAAGAGGAACGACAACAAGTAACGCATAATTTTAACCAGCGGGCAAACGCCTTTCGGGCTGAATATGAAGATTTTGACGAAGTCATTGAAGCTCCGGTTTTTAGCCCCATAATGCGGGATGTGCTTTTCCGTAGTGAAAGCGGACCGCAGATTGCTTATTATCTCGGACGCCCTGAAAATTGGGATACAGCCGAAAAAATCCGCAAGATGCCTCCCCTAATGCAAGTTTTTGAGCTTGGCAAACTGGAAACGCAATTCCTTCTTGCCCAAAAGACCAAAAAAGTTCCCGGGGCGCCGTCGCCAATCAAACCAGTGGGCATAACAGGAGGAGTCGGAGAAAAAGACACATCCAAAATGTCGGATGAGGAATGGTGGGAATACGAAAAACAAAAAAAATCACAAAAAATTTCTAATTCAATGAAATAAGGAGAATTAAGATGGCTAATACATGGAAAACCCTAAAAGATGGGGATATTGTGAGAAAGGCCCTGGCATCATTTCACAATAAGTTGAAATTCGTAAAGACAATCAATAGACAGTATGATGCCAGGTTTGCCGTGGAGGGCGCAAAAAACGGGGGTACTTTGCTTATTAGAGACCCGAATGACTATGAAGTGACTGATGGAGCCGTGATGAATGTCCAGGATACGACCGAGACGACTCAGACACTTACGGTTGCCACACAAAAGCATGTGGCGATGAATTTTTCTTCACTGGAAGCCACGATGTCCATAGATGAGTTTGATACCAGAGTCCTTGATCCAGCCATGAGCAAACTTGCGGCAATAGTGGAATATACTGTTCTGGCTGGTGTTTACAAAGATGTTTATAACCTGTCCGGCACTCCAGCGACGACTCCGGCATCATTGGCCGCTGTTTTAAATGGTGGTGTTAAGCTTTCCCAAGGACTGGCCCCAGAAAGCGATAGGCATGTCTTAATGGATTCTTTGGCAATGGCGGCGACGGTTGCTTCTATGTCAAGCTATTTCCATAAGGCAAGCGAACTGGAAAAAGCATTTGCTGAAGGATATATCGGCCAGGCTGCCGGTATGAAATGGTGGGAATCTAATATGGTTCCGAACCATACTAATGGTTCAAGAGTCGATGCGAGTTCTATTACTACGATAACGGGTACTGTAACTGTTCCGACAGGTGGTTTTGTCAATGGCACGGCGACAATCACAATATCAGGCGGCAACAATGCAAAAACATTCCTTGCTGGCGATATTTTTACGGTAGCCGATGTTTATGCGGTTAATTCAGAGACCAAACAGAAATATTCGCATCTGCAACAGTGGACGGTTACAACGGCAAATACCAGTGATGCCGGGGGTGCTGCTGTTTTAGCCGTATCTCCCACACCTTGGGCTTCAGGTGTAAAACAGAATATTTCAATTGCATCAACAGGCGCCAAAGCAGTTGTCTATGTTGCTGCTGGTGGTTCCGGTCTTCAGGACGCAGTATATCCGCAGAATCTTGCCTATCATCGGGATGCCTTTACGTTTGTAACCGCTGATCTTTATAAAGACCCCGGGGCAAGGATGTCCAGCGCCAATATCGAAGGCATTGCGATGAGACTGTGGAGGGGTAATGATATTGTTAACGATAAATTCCCTTCCAGGATTGATGTCTTATTCGGGTTTAAGACCATCCAGCCGGCCTGGGCTGTTCGGGTTAGAGGTTAAGTAGTTGGGTTTAAATGATATTTTAGTCAACAATAATCATTAGGAGGAAAAACAAAATGGCAATAGAAGTTTTAGGCACAGGGCAACCGGATGGAACCGGCGTTGTAAGCGGAACCACGGAAAAAATCCATCTTTACGGCGGGACGGCAGTGTCTCAGGCAGCTACAATAGCTGACATCAGCACCGCTGCCGGTACGACGTTTTCAACGATACTTGCAGAGCTTAACTCATTAGGCACGAAATTTAATACCCTGCTTGATGATTTAAGCGATATTGGGATACAGGCATCCGCGTAAGATGGAAGGAAATAACAAAAACGTTTTTTTTGCACTTCACCTTTATAGAAGACCAGAATGTAAACAGTTCTGGTCTTCACTTAAGGGCGCAGTGGAGTTGTTAAAACAACACGGATATTCTCCTTGTCATGGCATCGCATGGCAAGACCCTTATATTCAAAAGGCACGGAATGATTTGGTATCGCAATTTCTAAAGTCTAAATGCGCTATTTTTATTTTTGTGGCTGATGACATAGAATACAAAGCGAAAGATTTGCTTAGACTCATTGAAACGCCCGGAGATGTTGTGGCCGGGGCCTATCGTTTAAAATCTGATGAAGAAGAATATCCTGTAAGAATCCATGTTGGGCCGCATCGGGTGGCGTTAACCCGTGATGACGGATGTATTTTGGCAAGCAGGGTGCAAACAGGATTCCTAAGGATAAACCGGGTAGTTTTTACAAAGATTAGCGAAGGGTATCCAGACCTCGCTTATTATGGATTGAAAAATGGGGAAAAAATCAATATTGCTCATGATTTCTTCCCACAAGGAGTCCGGAATCATAGATGGATTGGCGAAGATTATGCCTTTTGTGATTTATGGACTGGACTTGGAGGTCAAATCTGGCTTATCCCTGATATAGATTTAATTCATTATGAAGGTGAAATCGGGTATCCGGGTAATTTTCATGAATATTTGAAAAAACGTCCTGGCGGGATTAATGAAGCCCAGGGGAAAATAGATCGCATCACGAAAATGAGACATTTACCCGTCTTATCTTTAGCCCCATTGCTTTCTTCATTTGATTGTGAAAACGGCGTAATGGCTGAAATAGGCTGTTATACCGGAGAATCGACCGAATTTTTCAATAAATGCGGCAAGTTTAAAGAAATATATTCAATCGATCCCTGGGAATCCAATGTAGATTATAATGAATTGCCTCTTGATAATATGGATGTTGTGGAACAGTTATTTGATAAACGGATAGCAACATTTAAAACGCTGGTGCATAAAATACGCGAAACTTCCATGCAAGCTGTAAATCGTTTTTCTGATAGTTTTTTTGATTTTGTATATATCGACGGCAACCATGAATATGATTATGTGAAAGAAGATATTGTTAAATGGCTGCCAAAAGTCAAGCTGAACGGGATAATAGCCGGGCATGATTATAATCATGCGTATGAAGGAGTAATACAGGCAGTTGATGAAATATTCGGCAAAGACAATATACGGCTTTTCCCTGATTCATCATGGATGGTTAAAAAAGGATAACTTATGAGCACTGCAGGCGATCTAATAACGGCGGCATTTCTTAAGATAGGCGTAAATGATTCTACTGCCACTCAAACTGCAAGCGCGTTGAAATCTTTAAATAATATGATAAGTCTTATGGGGGCGGAAATGTTTCCTCCCGTGGCAGTACGTGAAATATTCGCGTTAACTGTAGCGAATTATGAATACACGATCGGCAGTTCAGGCCAATGGAATACAGTTAGACCGCTTATGGTGCTGAATTGCTATCTTCGGGATTCAGATGGCACGGATTATCCAGTCGCCATCATGTCTCCGGTTGATTATAACCGGATTTCCGATAAGAACGCTTCTTCCATACCAACTGGATTATATTTTTTGCCTGAATATCCGTGGGCAAAGATAATTTTCAATGCCGCCCCGGACTATGCCTATAACGCTTATTTTGAATTTCTAAAAAACTTCACTGAATTTCCGGCTACAACTACCGAAGTAACGCTTCCGTTTGAATATAAGGAATTTTTCATTTACAATCTGGCGGTAGCACTTGCCGAGGATTGGGATAGAGTAATAAATACAACAGTTCATGCCCATGCGATACGGACACGGGATGCAATCGGCAGCCTGAACGCCTCATTAAAGCCTCCGGCTAAGGCAAGGTTTGATATTTTTAATGGTAATTATTGCGCCAACATCGAAACTGGCACCTAAAGGAGACTGAAGATGGCTTTTAAAGTCTATAATTGCAATGCGTTAACCGGCGGCGGGGAAAGGGCCCTGGATCTCTTATCCGTGACTGTCCTTGCGACGGGGGATAGGGGAATATGCTCCGTTAGCGGGATATTGTCATATTTTGTTTATAATTCGGCAGGCACAAATCCCGAGAATACCGCCACCAGGCCCAGAACCATCAGGCCGGATGATTATTCTACCGGTGGAAATTGGGATGAATCTTTAATTGCATCGGAGTTTGCTACCAATGCTGCGATCTTGCCATTCTATCAAAACACCGCCCCTACCGGCTGGACTATCCAGACGACCCTTGACGATAAACTCCTTTTTGTAACCAAGGGTTCCGGGGCTGGAGGACAGACGGGCGGCACAGTACACAGCACAGGCACATGGACAATAAGCGGACTAGCCGCTGATTCTCATACACATACATGGTCAGGAACATATGGAACATATAACGATAATTATGGTGGTGGAGCAGTACGTTATCCCCCAAATACATCATCAGTTACAACAAGTGCACCTTCGACAACAGGAATAACACATACTCCTGCATGGCGGCCAGCTGCCTATTGCGTGATTCTGGCGAAAAAGGATTAAAAATGGAAAATACCTGCACTTTCCCTGATTGTAAATTCTGGAAGACCTTCAGCGATAACCCGGAAGAATGTCCGCATTTTCAATATGGGAGATGGGTATCTGAAGATAAAAAAATCGAGAAGCAGATTAAAGAGTGTGCGCCAATCAGCACCAGACTTGCAATAATGGACTTATACAATCGCATGATAGGGATACAGCAGGCACAGGAACAGCAGAGAAATAACGTAGATCGCCTGGCTAATCTGACTTGTGCCATAGTTGAGCGCATGGCTGAATATCCAGCCTTGCATGCTATGGGAGTGAATACAAGGAATATAAAGGAAATAACAGAAAACAGTTCAGAGTAATATTAAATGCCTGATCCCCGCACTCAACATAAATCCATCCTGCTCACCGGTAATTTTACCACTAATGAACCTGCGACTATCGGGGATAATTTCCAATCTCTAAAAAATTTCCGCTATACGGATACGCATCTGCGCGGGATTCAGGGGATGACGAAGATTGGTGGGGTGGATAGTAACGATACCGATAGCTGGGGTAATTCCGATACCTGGGGTAATTCCGATACCTGGGGTAGCCAGAAAACATTTCTCATTACTAAAAATGCTTTCCATTTTGTTAAATCTCAACCAGCCGAAACTCATATCCTCGCGCAAAGGTTCAGCAACGGTTTCAACAACTCCGCTATTTTTGACAATACAACGTCGATTCCGAATGTGGGAGATTTCAGCAATATTTTGAGCAATATCGGCAATGCCACGGGGTTTTTTTGTGATGACTCGGATGGCAGGGTAATCTTTTGCAATGGAATAAGTACTTATATCTGGGGAGGGAATGAATCCCGATGCGGGGCCTTTATAACATCGACAGCGGCGATTCCTAATGGTGGCGCGCCCACTAATCCAATCGATTATTCCCCGATAATCTCAAATACCAAAACGGATGCCGCGAATATAGCGACGATCGGCGGTTCCGCCCTGTATTTTCTCGTTGGAGCTCCCCTGCCCTTGCAAAGAATAAAAATGTATGTGGCAAGTCCGAACGTAACGGTTGCCGCCATGACCGGGAAATATTGGAATGGTTCTGCATGGACAGACATGGAAATCGTTGACAATACTTCCGTTGGTGGAAAAACATTAGCCAAAACCGGGCCAATAGCATTTATTTCAACCGAAACAACCGCCAAACCTTTATATCTGGAGGGATATTCTCTGTATTGGTATCAATTCGCCATTGCCGCTGGGAATGCGACGGTATCGTATGTTACCCTCGATGCGCCCTTCCAGAAAATAGTAGATTTGTGGGATGGGGTATATCGTGATGTACTGAGATTTTTTAAGAAAACTACGACGTACTTAGATAACACTTTAAACGTCCTTAAAGACGATTATTACAGCACAGACGTTACGACCTATTCCGATCTAAGCAGCCTTCCGTTATTTTCAAGCCCTAATAATTGCTTGGAGATAGGGTTTTCCGAAAAGCAAATAGCTATATATTTTAATATCCCGGCTGAATATACAAACAGCACTGCCGGTACTGTGGCCAGCATAGACTATTGGAACGGAACGGCCTTTACAACGGTTGGAACAATAACGGATGGAACCTCTGATGGGAGCGTTTCTTTGGCCAAACCGGGGGTTATTTCATGGAATAATAGCGCATATTCAGGAGAAACCACTAAAATTGTGTCAAACAGCCCTCCGCTATATTTTTATAGAGTGCGATTCAGTCAAGCGTTGGACGCTTCCGTTCGGGTGAATTATGTCGGAGGGATAACAGCGCAAAAAGAACTTACGTATTATAAATTTCCGGTATTCACGCAAGGGCGGGTTTTGCTGTGCGCCGATATGTCCGGGGTAAAGAATAAAATTATCTGTTCCGGGAAATATATGCCACAAGTCTATAATGGGGATGATTCCGTGGAAATTTATTTTGGAGAAGAGGGGGAATTAAACTGTGGTATAGGATTATTCAGTCAATTCGGATCATCGCTTTATGCCTTGGTGTTGATGTTCAAAGATAATGAGACATGGGTCATGGCTGGGCAGGAAATAGACCAATGGGAAAATAACACATTCCTTTTGTCTTCAAATATCGGATGTCCCGCGCCGCTTACGCTGAAGATCATTAATCTTAATGCTGAGGCCGGGGCCGGGATAAATCGCACCCTTGCGATCTGGCAGGGGGCTGATGGTATATTTATGAGCGATGGCCGCACCCCGGTACCTATTCATGGAGAGATTGGCGCGTATTTTAATAAAGCGGACTCTCGTTGCATAAACGCTGCGATGATAGGAAGTTCGGTCGGAGAAATAGACCCAGTGAATCAAACCTATCACTGGCTGTTCGCCTCCGGCGCTTCGGCGACCCTGCTTAATACGGAACTTGTCTATGATATAAAAAGAAATAAATGGTTCCAGATCTATCGCGGGATAGACAATGCTCTTCAATCTTTATTGTTGGTGCATGATACCAATGGCAATGCCTATAATTATGGATTTCTGGATAATGGCAAGATGCACCGGCTTGAAAATGGAACGGATTTTGATGGCAAAGATATAGAATACGAATTTCATACCGGGGACATTCCGCTTGGCGGGCTGGGAGTGCAGACACAGATAGACCGCATAAGATTATTGAGTGTTGCCAAAACTTCGGTGCTTGCTGAAAATATTACGTTGACGCATTATGGCGACATGGCGAATATAGGGACGGAACATACCCTGTCCCCCACAAATAGCGGTTATAGGATAGCGCAACCAGTTATTAATGAAAAATTGGATAATTACTTCCATTCTTTCAAGACGCAAATGACGGCGGACAGCGGTTCGATAGGATGTGAGCCGGTTGCGTTGGTGGTCGCCCATCATGTGACGAAACAGGATTAAAGGAGATAAAAATGGCTGTATCATGGGGACAAAGAAGAGCATTGGGGAAACGATATTCTATCGATCCTGCTTTGCTTTATGAGTTGGAACGATTAGAACAGGAATATGGATTAATCCCCGGCAGAGAGGCACGGGGAATGCAAGCCAGACAGTTTGTGGAATCCCTGGCACAGCAAAGAGAACAATTTGAAAAATCTCAGGCACAGGGTGAAAGCCAATACGCGAGAAGTCTTGCATCTACGACAGCATCTCAGGCACAGCAAGGAAAACAATTTACACAATCTCAGGCACAGGGTGAAAGCCAATACGCGAGAAGTCTTGCATCTACGACAGCATCTCAGGCACAGCAAAGAGAACAATTCATAAAATCCCTGGCACAGCAAGGAGAACAATTTACACAATCTCAGGCACAGGGTGAAAGCCAATACGCGAGAGGTCTTGCATCTGCGACAGAAGAAGCGGGGTTGAATCGAGAATTACAACAAAAAGGGCTTAAAGCGCAGACGACTATGGGAATGGTCGGCGCTCTCGGCAATATAGCAACCGCAGCTCCGTTGATTTATTATGGAGGCAAGGCGGCAGGATTATGGGGAGCAAAAGCAGCGATTGGTGCCACTATACCTGTAACTACTGCGGCCGCCACTGTGCCTGCAACTACTGCTGCAACTACTGCGGCCGCCACGGGAATTGGTGCCACTATACCTGTAACTACTGCGGCCGCCACGGGAACTGGCGGATTATGGGCAACCGCAGCAACCGCAGCTCCTTATGTAGCCCTTTATGAAGGTGTAAGACAAACAGGTAAGATCGGAGCTGATAAGGGTTGGTTCGGTTCGGATGTCGGGACTGTACTCCAAACTCCAGTGACCGGCGCTTTGAATCTTAGCACTAAATATCTTGGCAATCTTACGGGTATTAAGGAAATAAGCAATGTGGGAAGAGAAGTATCCAGGGTTGAAGAACAGATTGCCCATGGCGTTGAAAGTGTAGTGGGATCAATTTTCAAAACTATAACGGGTGGTAAATGTATTATTGTGACAGCTTGCACTAGTAGACATTCTCCGGAAGTGGAAATTACCCGTCAATATCGGGCCAGATTCCTCGATGCGGATCAACTCAGGGGCTATTACGCATTGGCCGACAAAATCACGCCAATATTGGAACGTAACGAAAAAACGAGAAAGCATGTCAAGAAAATCCTTGTGGATTCGCTTGTTGATTATGGAGAATATCGGCTTGGGCTTAAAAAGGAATTGCCTGAATTATCTTCTATTTTGGTATCAAAATTATTTTTGGCAACGATTAAGACCATTGGAATGATTTTACCTCAATATGTACGGAAGAATGGGGAGGTATATTAATATGGGTAACGTGGGATTTTGGACAGGGTTAAACCAGACAACGGGACAAGCGCTTTCCACAGGCATGAAACTGATGGAATATGCCGGAGAACAACGGCATCGCGCCGCAGTTGAAGCTAATCAAGCCGCACAATTACAAATTCAAAAAGATCAGGCGGAGATGCAAGATAGACTGTTTAAAGTTCAGGTAGAACAAGCAGAGAAGAACACAGCTCTGGTACCTATCGATGAAACATTGTCGAGAATCGGATTTACAACACCGGAAGAACATAAACTATTTAAAGAGAAGACATTGTTGCATGTCGAAAATATCGGGGGGGTTGATTATATACAGCGTGGAAAAGGGACAGAACTTTTCCAAACATTCAGCCAAGACCCTGTGTTTAATATTGAATTAGGCACAATCAAGACAAATAATCTCAATAAAGGCATAGACGCCATAAAATCACAGTTTGCCGATCCTGAAATCTCCGGCAAAATGAAGCCTGAACAAAGGCAATCGCTGGAGGCCCAATATAACGCTCTGATAGATGAACGGACAAAAATAGCCAATGCCATGAAGAATGAACAGGGGAAATTGCGGGCGAGAAATAAAGAGCTTATGGTCAGGATGCAAGACCCGGATACAGGAGAATGGTTTGAGGTAAATAGCGCTACTGGAGAAAGATTCTCCCTGGGGAAACTGACACCCGAGACTATTGTCAAAGAAAAAATGGCAATAGAAGGGAAAAAACAAGAAATAAGTGCAACTACAGCGGCTACATTAGAAGCAGCTAGAATCAGGGAGAGGGGGGACATAGGGAGGAATATAAAAGGAGATCAGAAGTTTGCCATGAGTCTGAGAAAAGAATTCAACGCGCTTCAACCTGTCAAGGATTATCGCGATGTAACAACCAAATATAATGTAATGCAAGAAGCATTTAAGGAATCTAAAACGACCAAAAATTTCGTGGCGGTAGATCAGGCGTTGGTTACGCTTTATAATAAAATGACCGATCCTCAGTCTGTGGTAAGAGAGTCAGAATATATAAGAACTCCTCAGGATATGGCAATTTTGGATAGAGCGAGAGCTGCGATGGCAAGGGTGTTTAAAGGTGGAAGACTTGAACCTGATACACGACAGACAATTATGACAATGGCCGGTAAATTTAAAGAGGTTTATGACCGCAAATATAATGAAATAGCTAATCAATATCGTGATTATGCAGGCTCAGCAGGTATTGAACCAGGAAATGTAGTTAAACCAACAAAAGAACCAACAAGAGATATTTCCCGGGCAGTATCTTATCTCAAAACTGCAAAAAACAGAGAAGACGCAAAAAAAAGAATGAGATCTCTGATGTCTGCTTCTGGACTGGAAGGGAACTGGACGGAAGAAGAATTAAGAGAAGTTGAAAGACAGGCGGGATATTAAAATGGGATTGCTTGACGAGATAAAAGCAGAAGATCAAGGCATGAAAGCAACCCGTTCCGTATCTGCCATTACCGGCAAGGTTATTGCTCCCCAGGAGATATATGCCAAGCCCAAACCAACTTCTTTGGTTGATGAGATTAAAACCGAGGAACCGTCTTTTTATCAAAAATGGGTGAAGCCGATAGCTGAACCGGTTATAGAAGCGGCAGGATTAACGGCAGGAGGGATTGTAGGTGCTGCCGCGGGATTGCCTTTTGGTGGTATTTTCGGCGCGGCTATGGGCGCTCCGGTAGGAGCTGGGCTTGGTTATGCCGGAGCAAAACAGGCATATAGAATAGCAGAAGGAATGGTTGGTGTTGGTGAAGAATCTCCGATGCCGTTTTTAGAACAAGTTCCAGAACAATTAATTAGATCAGGAAAAGAAATTGCAACAGGGGCGGCCTCCGAAATGGCCGGACAAGCGGTCGGACAAATCGCTATCGGCGCCGTGCGTGGAGGAGCTAAAGCAGCAAAATGGATTGGAGGAAAATTAGGAATACCGCCGGTTACCGAAAAAGGAATGAAAGCAGAAGCCCTTAAAAGATTCACAGAACTTAAAGCCAAGGCAGAAGGTTCTCCACAGATATTGGAAAACATAGAAGCGGCTAAGGAATTGGAAGAAAGAATCCCAAGATTAAAGTTGTCTTATGGACAGATAACCAATGATGCCGATGCTATAATGCTTGAAAGATCATTAGCAAGAGGCGGCGGAGCAACGCTGTCTCAGCAACAAAGAGCAGTCGCCAATAAAGCCCTCGAAGATTATTACGCAAGTAAAGTTACAGGAGCAGGAATTGGTAAACCGGAAGAATTTGTTAAGGCATTGGGCAGAGAAAAAGGAGTATTAGAAACCACCGTAAAACAAACACAACAGACAGTTGATACGGAAGTTGCCAGATTATCACATCATCTTGATGAACAAAGTATTGGTAGGAAAATTTATGGATTATTATCAGAAGGACAAAAGATCGCAAGAACAAAAGCGACCGCATTATATAATAAAATACCGGATATAAAGATTAAGACCGATATTCTCAATAAGACATTGGATGATGTGCTTACTGATTTTGATCCAATAGTTGAAAAATCCACTAATATTCCATCAAAACTTGTAACCGGACTAAAAGAAATAACCGAAAATGGAACTAAACCACTGGCATTCCAACAATTAAGAAAATTAAGAAGCACTATTCTTTCTGAGATAAGAACCGTCCAGGGTTCCGCCGTGCCCAATACCCAATATATCAGAAGACTTAAAATGATACAGGATGGGATAGAAAATACCATTGATTCATTATCCGGAGAATCAGGAAAGGCAGGAGATTTATATAGAACGGCAAGTTCATTTTATAAAGAATACGCTTCTAAATACAAACAAGGCACCGTTGCGGAGGTCTTGGCCAAAGGCGTTAGGGGAGAAGAAACAAGAATAGGAATGGCTAATATAGCGAGTAAATTTGATGGATTGGACGGAATCGATGATTTTGTTAAAGCCGTTGGAGACAAAAATATAGCCAGAGATAGCATGCGTGATTATTATCAGTTTGATTTTCTTAATCCGAGAGGTGAGATAACAACCAAAAGAGCTGCCCAATGGCTTTATGAAAATGCCGGTAAGTTGAAAAAATTAGGACTATTTGATGAGTTCAAAGATATTGTGATGAAAAGACGTGGATTAGAGTTTGCCGAGAAGAATTTAGACGTGTTCAATAAATCTGTGGCAAATAAAATTCTCGAAGCTGATGTGAATGATTTGGTAAAAAAAGCATTCAAAGGAAGCGGGAATTATGCTGCGACAGCGCAGCAACTTTTGAATAAAGTAAAAGATAATAAAGCAGCCACTGCTGGATTTAAAAAGGCATTCGCGGAAAACTTAATGAAAGAAACTGAATCTACCGCGCCGGAATTCTTTCAAACCGTTGGGGCGGAAACTGTGGATGAAGTGGAATTTGTAAAATCTGTGGCTAAATTAACCAATAATTTGGGAAAATATAGTTCTGCCATTAGAATAATCTATAAAGATGAGCCACAAAAGATTAAGGCAATTTATGATGTCTGGAATGCTTATCAGACTCTGGCCAGGACTGCTAAATCTCCGATAGGCGGCGGATCAGATACTGTTGAAAATTTATTTAATATTCTTGCGGGCGCGGGTGGAGCAAGGGCAGGCCGTTTCTATCTTATTAAAAGCATCCGGGACGCATTCTCGAAAAATTCTACCCGCCACATTAATGAATATATGAGGCGCATGATGTTTGATCCTGAATATGCGGCCAATTTTGTTTCATTCAAAACAGGTATAACGCCTGAAAAGATAAATAATTTTAATCGTTTGATGACACTTATATCCTATGAAACAGGAAAAGAAATCAAATCAAAAACGGAGGATTCAGATGACAAATATGCTACCGATACAGTATATCAGCACAAATAAGGATTTGCATTTTACGGACGAAATCGTTCAAAATGCCAAAAAAGACGAGGCAATCCCTATCCCTGATTTTCATCGGGTTTACAATGAAATTTTCATAGTAGGAATAGCGATACAATCTAAGCAACTCTTAGAATGGGACGTTTTTTTCTGGCAATCCGGGAATTATAATAACACTGATCTTAATACAGATAGCTTTCTGTCTCATGTCACTATGCCGGTAACGGTCGAAAGACAAATTGGGGGGGCCAATCAATATTATTCCGAATTAACTGGGCTTGAAATTCCTTATAGATGTGAGGATATAAAGATAATATATACCAGTCTCTGTAATCGAAGCGTTGTGGCTAAATTAGCGGGGCCTACAGGAGATGTTAAAATAACCTTTATGGTTAGACCAGTCTTAGGATAAGGAGAAGTGAATATGCCGCATATCTCAAGTTTAAACGTCAATACAGATGGATTACGAACCGAAATTGCTCAACTGGAAGCTCAACGTAATATCCTTAAATTGCCGGAAGAGATTGAACGGTTACAAAAAGCTAGGGATATTGTGCTTACAGAATTAACTAACGTGCAAAATCAATATGCTCCTGAACAGGCCAGACTTGAAGGTCTGATAACCGAAGCCCGCGCTGAATATGCCAGAGTAACCGATGAGCTTAATGCCCGAAAAGATACTATTCCTGAAATACAAGCCGACCTTGAAAGCCAAAAGAAAGCCGCCGATAAGTACATTGCCCTGATTATGGCCGAGGCCGAAGATAAAGGCAAGGAACTTAATGCCCGCAGGGAAGCTATCAGGAACGAGTTACAGGCCTTGGAAGAAGCCCTGGGACAAAAGGCCGCCGATATTGTGCAACAGAAGGAATGGCTTTCTCAGGAACTTGCGGCTGCGGCTAGTGTGAAAAAACGATGGAAAGACGGGCTGGCTGAATTGACTGTCCAGAAACAAGCCCTTGCAGATGATCGGGCGGCTTTCGAGAAATCCTGTGCGGATAGAATAAGCGAGATGAAGGCCCAAACAACCAAACTGGAAGAGCTACAGGACATGCTTGCCAACACATCTACAGCCTTGGCTGAACGGCTGAACGGTCTTGAGACGCGCATTACGGAAGTGAAAATGCGTGAAGACATGATTAGACTAAAAGAAGAGGAACTCAAGCCTAAATGGGATGAAATCCTGAAACGTGAAGCGGATCTGGAGACGAACTGGAAGACATATACTAGGGCCAAAAAGAAACTTGATCTTAAATTGAAAGAACTGGAGGACTAACCCTATGCCCGATATTTTGCCTGTCAAAATCCATGACCCTGTCCAGGAATCCGATCTTACGATAGCAGGGGGACATGCCTATAGTAAGGTGGGGGGGAACACGAAAACAGTTCTTTCTGTGGCCATCAATTTCAATACTGCTGCTACTCATGAGATAATAGCCGCCGATGCTACTAATAAAATCAAGATAATAAGCTATGACTTGGTTGTAGGCGGAGAAACCAACATCACCCTGAAACATGGAGCAACTGCGTTTAGCGGCCCTTACGATTATGGCGGAACCAATGAACCAAGGGGGTTAGTCAGGAATTTCCCTTCTAATTATCCACTGGAAACCGCTATAAACGAGGCCTTTAATATAACCAACTCTGCCGCTGTTCAGGTGAGCGGATTAGTGCAATACTATAAGGAGGCATAAATATGGCAGCGACATATAAGGTTCTCGGACAGGTTATTCCAGCGGCAACCACGCTGACGACTCTTTATACTGTGCCAGCCGTTACACAAGCGGTCTGCTCAACGCTATCTGTCTGTAACCAGGGTGTCTCCACGACCTTTCGGGTTGCCGTAAGACCCGCCGGGGCAGCCGTTGAGGCTAAGCATTACAATGTCTATGATGCCAGCGTAAATCAATACGATACAGTATTTTTGACGCTAGGTGTTACACTTGGGGCGGCTGATGTTGTGTCTGTTTATGCAGGTACAGCCAATGTATCCTTTGGTTTATTTGGCTCGGAGGTTACATGAGCATAACCAATGTTTATGGCCGGGTATTGCAAAATAAGCGACTCAGCACCGTTCGTGGCCTTGGCGCTATTCTTGCACCGTGGACTCGTCCTGCTGACTGGCTGGCGCTGCCCTCTATAGTTAGCACCGATCAGAAATTTGTTGGACTACATGCTGTTTATCCCGATTCCAACTTCCTCGCCTTATCGGCGGCGGGGAATTATACGGTGGACTGGGGCGATGGCTCAGCGCCGGAAAACGTTGCATCTGGGGTTGTCGCCTATCGCACGTATAATTATACTAATGCTGCATTTGACGGCACATTGACTGAACGAGGCTATAAGCAGGCCATTGTCACCGTAACCCCGCAATCAGGACAAAATTTAACCACACTCAACCTGCATCGGATACACAACCAGTCGGGTTTAAACCTGTATGCAAGTGGTTTTCTTGACATTGCGATAGCAGGTTCGCTTATAACCAGCTTGCTCATTGGTTCGCAGACTGCCGGGAGTTCAACGCAAGTGATCTCTTTTCGAGACTTGGAGCAAGTTAATATTCTCAGCGTCGCCATAACATCAGCCAGTTATTTATTTAATGGCTGTTCCAGCCTGGGCAATATCACTGCCTCAACGGGAACCGTAACTAACTTCAACTATATGTTCAACAATTGCTATTCCCTTCAAACCATACCACTGTTGAATACGGCGTCTGGGACTAACTTCAGCTCTATGTTCAACAATTGCTATTCCCTTCAAACCATACCACTGTTGAATACGGCGTCTGGGACTAACTTCAGCTCTATGTTCTACGCTTGTTATTCTCTTCAGACTATACCGCTGTTGAATACAGCGTCTGGGACTAACTTCAACTCTATGTTCTACTTATGCTATTCTCTCCAAACAATACCACTGCTGAATACAGCTGCGGGGACTAACTTCACCTATATGTTCAACGCTTGCTATTCCCTTCAAACCATACCACTGTTGAACACGGCTGCGGGTACTAACTTTACCGCTATGTTCTACGCTTGCTCTTCCCTCCAAACAATACCACTATTGAATACAGCGTCTGGGACTAACTTCACCCAAATGTTCTACGCTTGCTCTTCCCTCCAAACAATACCACTGCTGAATACAGCTGCGGGGACTAACTTCACCTCTATGTTCTACAATTGCTATTCCCTTCAAACCATACCGCTGCTGAATACAGCTGCTGGGACTGATTTTAGCACTATGTTCAACTTATGCTATTCTCTTCAAACGGGCACAATATCAGGCCCCCGATATGCCCTTTCTTACGCATCTTGCAAGTTATCACAATCGGCTCTTCAAGCTATTATTGATAATCTTGGTACCTCAAACACGACGGGGTTAGCCTTCACTATCAGCACAAACTGGGGGGCAGTGACGCCCGTTTCTCTAAGTGGCAATACCACCGCAGGAAGCCTGACTGTAACAATGGCAAGCACAGCAGGCATTGTCGTTGGAATGCAAGTTACCGGCGTCGGGACTCCTTCTACGACCGCTATTGCGGTTACATTCACGGATGCTGGAGATACTGTTAACCTTGCAGCACATGGTTTGTCTAATAATGATGAGGTGTCTTTTGCCACCATCGTGACCACGACCGGCATTACCATCAATAAAATATATTATGTGGTTGGTGCGGCGGCAAATACATTCCAGGTTGCCCTGACATCGGGGGGGGCTGCTATCAATTTAGTTACAGACGGTTCTGGTACATTACGATATAAGGCAACGGTAGCGGTGATTGACCCCGATGTCAGCGTGACGCTAAGTCGTCCGGCAACATCAACCGGAACGAACACGCTGGCTTATCGAGATTTAAAAACAAACACAGCCCTGCTTAAAGGCTGGGCAGTTACGGGGTAAAAAATGTTCTATAAAAACGAAAATGGCGTTCTGGCCACAGCCAAGTTTATAGATGGTCCGGGTTATAGTTTATCAAAAACAGGTCGGGCGGAATATACATATCCCGTTGCAGGGTGGCATTGGTTTGATACTGATCTTGAAGCTATTAATGCGTTAAAAGTGACGTGGCCTGAGAATCCGAATAGTCCTATTGGAATACTCAAGGAGCAGAAAAAACAAATTGAAAAACAAATTGCAATACTTGAAGTGGTAGAAGCGATTGCGATAGTTGAATTAGGTACGATATAATGGCCTATGACGATCAGGATATATTGATTCAGCCGGAATATTCCGCTCCTCTTGATGCCTACTGGGATAATGGGCTAAGTTGGCTGCTATATTTAGCCACGCCTCCGGCCCCGCCTACCGGAGGCGCGCAACATCTTATGATGCTAGGTGTGGGATGATGTTTGAATCTGTCAATACCAAAATATATAGACTGGCCCGGGCTGCGCTGGAAGATATTGGCAATACGAACAAAGTCTACAAAAACTTAAGGAGGATTATCATGATATTAAACGACGAGCTGAATGTGATGTACTCCGAAGGAATCAATGTGGCGCCCGGGGATGGCGAATATAAGGTTTATATCGACGATATGCACATCCTCACTAAACGCATCATAGGGGGCCGTGGCAAGAACTTCCCGGCATGGGTTACCAAACTACCCAAATCTCCATGGAGGGCCGCCATAGAGAAATATGAGATTCCTATGTTGGGATTTAGAGTCATCTATAACTCAAAAGATGATGCGACAAGTCTGGAATATGATGACGTCAAGGTTGTTGATCTTATAAAACAGGCCCATGGATTGCCAAATACCTGGGTTGGTAAGTTTTTGTATAAAGGACAACTAAAGTTTATGTTTCGGATGGTTAAGAGTGATTAAACTAAAAAGGACATAATGCTAATGGAACAGAAAACATATCCCACTTATATTGGGATAGAAAAAGATATTGAAGCCATTAAGGGGAAACAGGATGAATTGCGCCGACCGGAGGGAACGCTTGAATCTCTGTGGAAAGATTCTAAGACTAAGGTAAGTTGGACGTTGTTTATCTGGGTAATAGCCGCCATTTTCGCCTTTACGGCTATTATGCAGGGGTTGATATATCGGTCATTGGATGATACCAACCGCAAGATGGAAAAACTGAATGACTTGGTGATAAACGAAATTCGAGGGAAAAAATGAAACAGAATAAGATAGCCTACATCAGCGATAAGACCCAGAATGGCGATCACTGGACGGTCCAGCAGATGCTTCAAGATGCTCTTGAAGATGAAACTATTATTAATGGAGAATTTGACAAGGCTTTACTTATAAAACTCGATGCCAAAAACGGCAACTATACGGTGGGGTTCAGCCAATCCGGTATGAGTATGAGCGAATGCATGGCTCTAATCGAGGTCGTTAAAACCATGTTTTTACGTGAAATGGGATATTAAAACGGCTTAATCCATTTTTTTCTTGACAGCATAATAGCTTTATGATACAAAAACACAAAGGAGACGTAGCAATGAGGAGTGGTACCCTCACACTGAATACCCAAATTTGTGCCTTAGCGGACTTACCACCCGCACGTGCTCCTCAGAAAGCCCTTGGCAGTAATGTCAGGGGCTTTTGCTTTTGGTGTCGCTGGTGCAACCATTTTTTTCTTGACAGTATAATAGCTTCATGATAGAAGAACACAAAGGGGAAGACAATGCAGGCTAGTAACCTGGTAAATAATAATACCCAAATTTGTGTCTTCAGCAGGCCTAACTACCCTGCCCCCTTGCTTAACGCCTCAGCAGTTAACTCTGCTGGGGCTTTTGCTTTTTAAAGACTATATCAAGTGGCGTGCCACAGAGATATAATCTTTGAGAGGCGCACGAATACCGTCTAAACTGAGAGAAACGACGGGATTCACAAGTTGCGGGGATAACGCCTATACGGAGATAGCAACTTAAAATAAACTCCAGATGGCAAAACGAACTCAGGGTGTAATATTTCTAAAAAATTGGCATGTTTTTTGCTCTTCTTTGAATTCGGGAACTCTTTTTGAATCTAGGGTGTAATATCTTAAGAGTCTTTTAAAAAAAGAAGCTTTTAAAGAATTAAAAAAAAAGGCGACAGGCAGAAAATAAAAATGTCCCTGTCACCCCCGGGGATTAAGGACAATATCATGACCCCGGAACGATTTTCAGAAATAGTCAAAGAACTGCAAACCAAGACCACTAATGTCTTGACCAAGAAAGCGATGGAGTACAGTAGAAACGGCGATAGGTTCCACAACTTTGTCGTGGCTGGTCGCCGTCTAGGATGTGACCCTATTCAAGCTCTTGTCGGCATGAAAGAGAAGCACAGCGTTTCCCTGGTTGATATGCTGGAAGATTTGAAGGACGGGAAGCTGCCAACCATTGCTATGTTGGATGAGAAGTTTGGTGACGAAATCAATTACCTGATCTTGGAATATGCCATGTTCAGGGAGAGAATTGATGTTGCCGCAAAAGGGTTAGGAGTTTGATTATTGAAACAAAACGCTAAATACATGAGGGGTAGGGCAGAAATTGCGGGAGTGCATTACGCTATGTCCATTGGTTGCGTGGTAACCAGGAAGGCTATCCGCACCCAATGGCAATCGGTGGATTATTTTTGCTCTGATGTGGTGGGGAAAAAAGTTGATGGCAGTCATGTCTATATCCAAGTCACAGCGGGACAAGCCGAGGCTGTCAGGCAACGCAGACGGAAACTGGAAGATATTCCATGGCATAATACCGATACAGTTTTATTGCTGCAACTGGTCCAAACGCCAGACCCAGCTAATGGTAAAAAAACGTTATGGTTTTTCCGTGTCCATGGATACAAAATATATCTTTCGCGTGTGAACCGTGTCTGGCAGACAGATGACCAAGCCGTGCCGGTTCCAAAAGAATGGTTCCATAAAAAGGCTGTTTAGCTGATACATTTTTAAATTGAACTGTCAGTATTTATACTTGGATCTCTCATATTGCGACGTTCGTGGTGATCTCTGTCATGGCCGGAAAAAACCCCTTTCTTGTTCAGCCCTTTCCTGAGCATCCAGCCCCAAATCTTTGCAATATTGGCGCAATGTTATCTCTTTGTCCACGCGTTCCGCCTTTAACTTTTGGCCTCGCGCAGGATCATAGATAATATCAGCGGGAAGTTTTCCCGTCCCATTGCAAATTGGACAGGGAAGTTCAGTCCGATCGGGCGTAACATAAAACCCTTGTGATTTCCCATATCCCCTGCAATTAGGACAATTCATCATTCGTCCCTCCAATTCCCCATTCTAATATTGATAGCATTCCGGTTTCGGCGCGGATAAATCACACTTCCATATATCTTTGCATTTAGGATATTTTTTACATTCAAGACAGCAAAGTTCTTTCCCTTCCTTACATTTTGCGTCTTTACATTTCATGGTTGTGACATCACCATTCCAAGTGACTTTTCTGAGTCTGTATCTTTATCCATTTCATTATCCTTTCTGAGTGAGTACGGCATCACTCAATTCCGCGTTGAATTTCTCCTGCTGATTCCAATATTTCAGGAGTTACGGTATGCTTCTTGACATATTCGCAACGAAGAACTCCTTCTCCTTGGTCAATACGGTTTACCAACATGAATCGACAAGTTCCTTTGCTCAATGCCGTCTCAATGGCTTTATATTCAACGTGTGCATCAGCCGGGGGAAAATCCCATTGACTCAAAGAGGCCCATCCATACCCTTGCCCTGTGTTCATACCCAACCTCCGAAAATACTAACCAGTCATTCGACGCTACAAAGAGCGTCAATTCCGCGTTAGCCTTTATCGCTGACACATCTCGCTTTTTGCATCCGTAAAACTTTTTGTGGATACACAAGGATTTGTTCTCCACCCATGTGTGGGAAACATTCTGCACAATCAGATAAGTCGCCAGTAAGATAGTTGGATAATCCTCCTTTAGTCAATCCTGACACTAAACACCGTCTGGTTGTTCCATCAACTCGATACATTACACGGATCGCTTTTTTGTCGGTGCATCCTATATTTTCAATGTTAATGTTACTATCGATCACTATATCTGGCCGTACAGCCTCTTTTAATTGATTAAGACTCAACTCCGCCCCTAGCGGAACATAATGAAATGATCGAGCTTTTACGAATGGGTAGTTCCACCAAGGCTCGATCGACCGCATCAATGTAAGAATTTCAGGGGTCAGAGTTTTAAGGATAAACCCAAACCTAGGACTACTAAAATTCTGTGTCCATTTTTTTGCTGTTTCAATTAGAGTGGCGGGACCAAAAGCACCCTCTTTAAAAAGTACTACGGGCGAGAGCACATTGCCCCATCCACTATTGTCTCTCCAGCAATTGGAATCAACCGCTACAGTCTTTTTAAAAGGTATCAAACTCAACAACTCAGCCATATCATCAAGATCAGGATGCAATAGGGTGTCGCCGCATCCGTAAGCCCATATATCCACACGACCAATCGACTCCAGTTTCTCTTGATTTGAGAGAACGTCATCAATAATATTACTGAGGGTGTCTTTTGTCATGAACTGTGTCGCTTGATCATCAGTCCGGGCACACAATGTTTTATACGACGGACAAGCAGTATTTGAGCAACCTTTTACTAATTCAATAAAAATCATTACCCTCTCAACATGTTCCATGTTTACACCTCGATGTTTAGTGTTTTTGCTACAATGTCTATTGCCTTACCAATAGACTCCTTTTCTTGTGTCAAAATATGATGTTCGTATTTCGACACAACTTGCAGTATTTCTACTTCTATTTGTCTTATTTGGTCCGGAGTAAAAATTTTAAAACATCCATAATCAGGTTGCTTGGTTCTCTCCATTATGATGTTCAGATTATTATAGGACTCATGCAGCTCCACAACGAAAGGGTGAAGTGTCCTATATTCGTCGTGATTGTAAACAATGCTGTGCAGTATGGGGCAATCTGTAATCACCACATCCGAAAACTTATACAAGTCGTATATTCGTTTTTCCTGTTTTGCCAGAATATATAACTGACGCTTCAATAAAGAAAAACGCTCCTCATATAGAATCTCTTTAGGATAATCAGCCGCCATCTCACACTTTATGTCGTGTAATTTTAAAAACGCGGTGATAGATGCCATCATCGTGGTTTTCCCTGACTTAGGTGCTCCGAAAACATTAACCAATAATTTCATTTAATTTCTCCAGGCTAACCAAATTTTCAACCTGACCGCGAGCAGCGCGGTCGCATCAATCATCTGCCGTGGCGCGGCAGGTTAAAATAACGTTTAGACCGCAGGCATCACACCGTAAGCAAGGCAGCCAAAACGATGATCGTTGTCCATCTCCGATTTCTTGAGCGTTCCGCTTTCGCCGTCAATGCAGCCGCAGTTGATCTCTTCGGGCAGGAAAGGAAACAGCCAAAGCGGAATCAACCGGATCGGGTTTTCCTCAGACCAAGAACCAAACCCAAGATCGTCCATTTGCTCGGCGGTAAGTTCCTCAACTCGGATCGGCTGAAAGTTCTCATCGCTCAAGATGGCGGTAGGAATGGATCGAATTTTCTTGGCAGCAAAGTCATCGCTCCAACTGGTGTAGTTCATAACTTCGGCGGCGCGGTTCACAATCCGGCGTCGAATCGCTTTACAGAGTTTGTAAGTGTCCATTTCTGCTCCTTTTTTGGGTGTAATCTGCGGCCTAACCCCTCGTTCAAGCGGACCCGACTGCGTCGGGCCGCTTAACTTTTTTCGTTGGACGTATGAAGAACCCTCAGACAGTCAATCGCCTGGTCGAGGTAGTCGCCGCGCTTCACGCCGCGCACCTTGCCAGAGAAGAACGAGTCCCATCCTCCCATGCAATCGCCTTCCGCGCTAACGTCATAGTTGCCCTGTTCGTGCGTACCCGTGCCATCGTTACGGATTTCCACAACGGCCACCCTTCGCTTGTCGGCTTCCAATCCACGCGGTATCAACTCAACTGTGATTCTCAGTGGCATATTTCCTCCCGTCCAACAACCGCTTGCAAACTAGCTCGCGTCCCGCTCGCAGTTTGAAGCGGGGCGTTATCACTCCAATTCGCGGAGAATTAATTCTATGCAATCCTGGCATTCTTTCATCCATAAGCTCCAGTCACATTGCCATTCTCCGTACTTGGCTACATCATTATTGGCCCTGGCAATACACCACTCTTTATCCGCTATGGCGTCACGCAGCCTTAATGCCAAAATATCTTTATTCATATTAACCTCCGTGATAACAAATCAATCCAGCGTACCCGTGTTCCACGGGCCGCTGATTTCCGGCGTTAGTGTACGACGTTGTGGGTCCGTTCTGTCCGCATCAGCATCGAGAGAAACCCTGAATGCCAGGGAATAGCTATCCGAATTTACCTTTACGCCCACCACCTTTGGCGCTAGCAGTACCATCTTCGAGTCAAGCCAAAACTGCACGGCCTCAATCATAGTGGCTTCGTTCAGAATCAAGTCATTTAAGCCTTTCATGGTTCTCCTTTGGCCTCTCGGCCTAATCCAGATGTGTAGTCCGGGCTGAATTCTGTCCATACGTACAATTTCAGTTTTGCTTTCATATCAATCCTTTATGCATGGCCGATTTAGCTATGTCACATCCATCTCGTTCGCTGCATGCAGCGCAGACAAACGGGGATGCGGGTAATTGGGGGTCTTTCGGGCATGGAATGTCTGGCTGGGGGGTTGGCTCTCTGCCTGGAAACTCTACCAATTCGACCGTTTTCAAATCATTCCCATACTTACCCTTCTCGTAGCCTAATTCGGCCCGCACGCCACTTTCCTTAGCTTCCTTGGCAATGGTGGCTAGCTTCTTATCAAATGTGCTATAGATGGCTTTTTGGCCGTCCGTGATGGTGTATTTTGTCCAGGGCTTGCCCGTCTTCTTGTCTGTACCTTCCTTATAGGTTACATCAAGGATGTTTTGTATAGTAGTGAAAAACTCGGTTGAGGGATCGGCAAGGGGTTGTTTGGGTTCCTGTGGCGGTAATGGAGGTAATGTCTTATCCGTAACAGCCTGTGGGACTATGTCTATCGGTGCATTTTGTCCGAATAGAATATCTTCTTTTTCGCTTTCAGGCAGCGGCAATTCGAGCAACATTTTTGTCGGTTCGATCATGGCGAATCTTTGCAGGTCGGCTAACTTGAAATCCATGTTGATATGCAGGATATAATGCTTGGATTTTTTACCTTCATAGGTTATTTCCTGTGCCCTGCGTTCCAGTGTCAGCGGTATCATGTGTGCTCGCCCACAAACCGTAGCGATATAGTCAATGCAGGAATTAAGATTCACGATGGAATGAAATGATCCTGTGGTTATCTGCCATACCCCGGCCCCTGGAAGTTCAGGCAAAAGAATTTGTAATACCCCTACCTCGGTGCATTCCTTTTTTTTGTAATAAAGACATTCTTTTCCTGAGCATTTTACTCTGGGAAGGCCCAGCTCGTTCGTGCCGATTCGTTCTAATCCTTCCGTGAAAGCGTCAACGCCACAGGAAGCTTCTATCCCATCGCCCTTGCATTTCAGGCTGGCAGAACTTCCGTAACGCTTATAGAATTGCGGAAAATAAACTTCCGGGTTTGCCACAGGAAACATGATTTTTATGCTCTTTGGATTCTCACCATAAAGACCAGTGAACTCATCCAATATTTTTTGATTCTCTAGTTCTGACGGCGTCTGCGGGTCAAGAATAAAATAATCAACCTCTGACGGATATTCCTTCCCTGCGGCTGTTTTCTTTTTGATTCCAAGTCGTATCTTGCCTAACCTGGGTAGTCTTCTTATCTCGGACAATCCTTTTATTGCCATGTCTTCAAGCTCCTTTTCCTGTTTCAGATATTTACCATATTGGCAAAACTCCGCTACCTCGCAATAATTCCGGCATTTCAGGCCGTCCCAATTTTCCTTAGCCGTGCATATCTCATTCCAATATCCTTGTTTTAACGCACTGAGTAGCGCCTTTTTTTTGTAGTCAAAATAAGCCACGACCTCTGCATCGGGCAGAAAGGGAATATTGAAATAATAAATATTACGGAAGACCCCACGGCTGCGGGCTATGTATGTATTGCCGTCCCTCACAATACATTGTATTTTTAATTCATCGGGCTTGAACCCCCTCTTCTCAAACTCCATGCGATATTTGTTCAGTTGTAATTCCCATTCCCAACGGTCAATCCGGCTATCATCACGCTTCAGGATTTTCCTGGTTTTCTCTTCTCCCTTGCGCTTGCCGGACTTATAAAATTCTCCTGTCGGTTCATCATCCACATAGAATCCCAGGGCTTTTGCCACCTTGAAAGATCCGGATGTTTTTGTGTCCGCCAAAATAAGATGCCCGCTTTCTATCTCCAGAATATCCGCTATTCCGGTTATATCGGTATCATCTCCTTCAAATTTTTCCTCCAATAATGAGTACTCATCTCCAGCGGCTTCTAGTTTGGCATGGCCTACACTCCCATGCACCATAAAAGCCCGGTTGTCAGGATATATGGCATAATCCCTTGTAAGTTTTAAAAAGGCGCAAAGCGTCCCGGATATAAGCTGCGTCGTTGAAGGCTTGCCTGTCCAATGTCTTTCTCTGGATATAAGATTAAGATATGACCGCGATGCGCAACGGGAACCAAAACGACAACGACAGCCGCCTTCTTTCAGACAATCTGCAATTTCGATCCGCTCTCTATCAGGGCATATAAAATACTTAGACGGCACCGGCTATAATTCCCTTGCTTGTTTGATTATTTGCTCGCTTAGTTTATGCAGGGCTTTATTGGCATTAATGACGATATCTTGCGCTTTGGAATTAGATACTTGCGGCAATGATTTAGGAACCAACCAACCTGCCCAAACAATCAGCTTTTCTTTATCTGGTTTTAGAGATTCTTGCCGTTCCTGTTCAGCCGCCTCATGTTCTTCCCTTTCTTTCTTTTCTCTGGCTTCACGGTCTATCTTTTCGCGAGTTTCTTTTTCGGCCTGAATACGAGCATTCTCAAAAGCTTGCTTTTCAAATGCCTCTCGTTCTATGCGTTTCTCTTCTGCCTGCCTGGCATCCTCCAACGCTTTCTTTTCAGTTTCAATTTTTCGATTGGCTTCTTCTTGTTCTTTGCGGATAGTCTCAATTTTTTCCCTTTCTATCGCCTGCTCTTGTCTGATTTTCTCAAGACGGATATTCTCTTCCTCTTGGACTTTTTTTAGCGCGAACTGCTCCTCTTCTATGCGGTGCCTTTCTTCAGCAATTCTCGTCTGTTCGGTTTCATAAATAGAAGCGGTCAAAGCGAGTTTTTTCTGGAATTCTTCATCTGTCATTGCCTGAACATCCGCAAAAGACAGAATAATACCATATTGAAACAGTGCATTGACACGCCTTTCGATTTTAGCTTTTTCATTTGCTTCTTGTTCGGCCCGGATGCGGTCTTTTTCTTTTGTTACTTTTTCTTCTTCATTTGTTAGGTGGTCTTCAATGGGCTCAAGCAAAGCGAATATTTTCTTGGCTTCGGAATCTACCTTTTTCCCATATTCTAAGGCATCCGCCTTGAGTTCTTTGCGTCTTTTTTCAACTTCAATCCGCTTTCCCTTGACGATCATCCGGGCAGAATGTACGGCCTTAAATCCCTTCTCATCATCAAGGCTCAATACTTTCAACCCCATATACATTGACTTCATTTCTGCTAGTGCTGCTTCAGTTATGCTGTATTCTACGATGATTTGTGCCATTGTATTGACTCCTTTTTTTCTAGTGTTGCGGACAAAATCATTTCTCCCCGTAAAACTCATTCTCCGGCGCCGGAATATCTACTAAAGAAAAACAAAATGCCTTATTGGCATTATGGGTAGCTGGGATTTCATCGGGAGCAGTCAAGGCTTCAGCCGTATTTTTAACATCATCCGTATTTATAGAAATAATTGGTATGTCATCGGTTTTCGGATATTTCAATTTCAGTAATCTCGAAAACAGCCGGTCGGCCATTTGCACTAATTCAGCCAAATCCAGTTCAGTGACCTGGTCAGCCGGTAATTGCGGCATGGCGTCAAGCTCCTGCTGTGAGAACAAAGACCCCATAGTTTTATGCAATAGGGCCAATGCCAGCCGGTTTGCTAACGTGTCCTCAACCTCTAGTTCAACTGCAATATATCCGCCCTTCAAGGGCTTATATGATACGGTTCCCTGGATCATCCTTCTCCTCCTCCTTAATCAAAACAATCTCGAATTTTTGTCCGATTAAATTTCGATAATATTCTTCTTTTTCCGGCGTTGCGTATCTCAGGGTCGTAAATAGGTTTTTATAGGCAGGTTTCAGAAATAACAACATCAGATATTCTCCTCTATCGGGCATCTGTAAAACGCCGTTATCCGTGTCGTAGTCTAGAAATGTTTGATGTTGCTCTTCCAGGCGTATATTGTGGACGCCAAGAAGGACGGCTGTTTCAATCGATTTCCCGTGCTGATCAAGTAATTTTTGATAGACATGGCTGAATTTTATTTTAGGCATTGTTTTTCCTCTTTCGCCTCTAATACCTCGGCGATCCTTATATCCTCGATACAATCTGGGCATGTCCCATCTGACGAAGATGTCCAGTCTCCACAATAGCGGCAAGGGCCTGCTGCCAGCATACCATTTTCTATGTTTTCCATCTTTTTTTGTTCCTTCCTGAGGCCCGCGATCACGGCCAATGCCTCAGCCAATTCCTTTTTTACCTTTGCGTGGCAAGCTTCGCAAACACGCGGCTCGTTGAGCATGCAATTGTGTGCATCATAAATCATCGAATATTTCCTTGGTTTTGAGAATTTTCTCAAGTTTCTTTTGTTCATTTTTACTGGGCTTGATTCTACCCGTGACTATCTGCGTCAGATAGTTTTCCGACATCCCGGCCAGGGAGGCAATTTCGTACTGGTGTTTACCGGATGTAATAATGGCGATTTTAAGTTTCGCGTTCATTTTTTATCTTCCTCTGTATGGGTATAATCACGTCCGGACTTGCAGCATATTCTAGGATGCCTGCAAGCCATTCTGCAAGCTCCGCGTGTCGTTTCCCAAATTGTTTAGGATTGTTTCCATATATGCCCTGACCATAGCGCTCGCCGATCGCTTCCACCCAATCAAGATAAGCTTGTAGCTGCTCGAAATGAGCTAACCGTAACCCTTTGATGCTCACTGAGTCAAATACTATCGCCATTATTTATCTCCCGGGTGTCTCTCATTATATCCACCATGTGTTGCGTTGTCAAGAATTATTATTCTTTTTTCTTTTTTCTTTTTGCCATCTATTTGCCATCATGCTTCTACACCTTTTGCATGTCTGCAAATCGGACCGATAATATTCTTCACGGGTTCTGTCATGTCCGCATTTCGCGCATTTCCATTCTGCCAGACCATCATAGTCAGCGGGCTTTTTGCGTTTCCGAATTTGCGCGTCGCAGTCAGGGCAGATATGGTTATTGCCAGATTTTTGTTTTATCATAATCTCCCGTGGATATTTTTTCCGGCATTTCCAGCAGGTCAACATAGGATTTGTTACATGATATTTCCCCCTGGATTGGGTCGTTGTTTTTTTGCGTCTCGTCGCTATATCTAATCTTAACCGTGAGGGTTGTTCCTGCGGAGTTATTTCCGGGTTGCGGCATAGATTGCAATATATCTGCAATCTCGTAGCCCAGGTTGTTACCGTGTCGATATTGCGCCGTTTCTCGCAAGCGGCGCGGCTGAGGGTACAATTATGCAGCAAACAAAGGAACGGATCATCAAGCATTTTCTCCCCCTTCTTCAATGCGTTTAAGGAAGCAAATAACTTTTTTTCTTTTCACTTTTTAATCTCCCTTAATTCTGGTTCTAACCAAAGTATGCCGAGCAAATCAAACAATTCCTGTTCTGTGCGGATATAGGTTGGCTGCCCGTCTTTCCAGAGGATGCCGCCCTTGGATTCATAGCCCAGGCGTCTCCAGCCCTTGGCCAATACCTGGTGACTATATTCCGCACTGCCAGTACGGATGGCCATCAGCAATCCAAAATTATCAGGTGTGGCCATAAACAAATCTAATTTAATGCCTTCCGGCAATACTCGCTGAGTATATCGGCCTGTCATGGCGTTGCCTTTCACGGCAAACCACCGATTTACGACACGAATAAAACCTGGTTCCCGTTCAGCCATATCCCGGAACATCCCGCTAGGGATTGTTTTAGGGATTACGACAAGTTCAATGTCTCCTACGTCTGGCCTTTTTCTGCGAATTGACCCGGCTATGCAACACCGATCCGGGTCGCAGCATGGAACTAATTCGTCTCTTACTCGCTCGGCTATGGCCTGGGCGTCGTATAGTTTCATAGCTCCTCCATTGGATAATCAACGGCTTTTACGGCTAAATGTATTAAATCAATTTCAGCAGCCCAAGCAGCAGCCTCAGCAGCCCTGGCAGCAGCCTTGGCAGCAACCCAAGCAGCCCCAGCAGCAGCCCCAGCAGCCCAAGCAGCAGCCTCAGCAGCCCAAGCAGCCCCAGCAGCAACCCAAGCAGCCCCAGTAGCAGCCCCAGCAGCAACCCAAGCAGCCCCAGCAGCAGCCTCAGCAGCCCAAGCAGCAGCCTCAGCAGCCCGATCCTTATTTTTTAGCCATTTTTCGGCCCAGGCCACGAATTCAGGGACCTGATAGACCTCCAGCGCGCACAAAATCGCGAACGTAACGCGCTGTTCCAGTGTGACTACCGGCAAGGGGACACGTGTCAGGGTAGTTCCGGATGCGCACCCTACCTTTAGACCGCGATCGGTTTCCCCAATATCCCCCTCTCCCTCCCATAAATGGGCTATTTCCAGGTCAAAACACCCGTGGATAGGATTCAGGAGAACTGCGAGTAACGGGTGGGCATACCAATGTGTCCACCCGGGGCCGCACAGCGGGCCTTTTCCGCTGGTTTTTATGGTTACGTTTTCTCCCCATTGACAGCCGCCGTGGGTCTGGTCGTTTTTGTCGGTAAGTTTGTATAATTTCATAGGTCCAAATCCCTCCCCATTTCCATAAAAAAGGTAGTGATTCCCGCGTGGACAGCCCTCAGCGCGGACATGAACAGCCGGATTGTAAACAGCCGCAGTATCTGGCCGGAAATGCGGAACACTTCGGCCATACACGTCATGCCCTCGTCCACCCTTTTCCATGTGTCAGATTGCTCTCCGCTGCGTGCGGCTGTAACGGCTTGTTTGTGTTTGGTTATAATCCTGTCTGCGATCTTTTTTGCATCAACTATTTTTGGCATTATTGTTCTCCTCTGATTTTACTGAGCGCGATCTGGAAACGTTCTCTGACCTGCAAAAAAGCTCTGACGTCCAGTTCCGGTATTGCGGTCTCACACATTTCAACCCCCGCCTGGTGCAACTCCCACAATAGATCGGGATCAATCCAGGGAGATGGTATAGTATCCAACGCCAGCTTGACAATATCCTGGCCGCGCCGAAATCGTTTGTCATCATTGGTATTATGCCCGGCCAGCATGTCTGCAATTCCAGCCCAGATTTTCTGTCGTACATCCATCATCATTTTGCCTCCTCCCACAACCCGATTATTATCGGCCTGTGGTTTTGATATTTCTTAGCTTGGCTATATACCCTCGGATTATCTGACAATATCTTCCGTGGTTTGAGGTCATCGGTATTGGTCTCTTTTTCGTTTTCTTATATATATTATGGTTTCCGTGCCGGTTCCTGTAAAAACTTCGAAGGCAGTTCTTTAATATCTCCCTCTTTTTTTCTTCTTCGGTGCAGAGTGTCTCTCTGCACCAGGCACATTTAATTTTGTACATTGATTTCCTCCTAATCGGGATAATTTTTTGTAACGGCCAGGGAAAACAATACTGTGCATATAACTCCGATAACAAACCCAAAAATAAACATCATGATTTTAATCCTCCTTGTTTTTAGTCTAGTTTCCCGTCGTTCTTAAAAGAATAATAGTCATTCTCCCCAATGATTATATGATCCAGTAGCCGGATCTGTAATAATTCTCCGGCTTTTTGGATTATGTCTGTAATATTGGCATCCTCTTGAGAAGGATGAGGATCTCCCGATGGATGGTTATGGGCAATAATTATGCTATGAGCATTGGCAATTATTGCCGCCTTGAACACTTCTCTGGGATGGACCAGGGCACCGGAAAGGTGTCCTACTGAGACTGTGTTCAGTCCGATTACTTGGTTTTTTGTGGACATCATTACCACGACGAAATGCTCCCGGTCGGATCCGGCCAGGTATGACCGGATTATATCCGCCGCCGCCGCGGGCGTGGAAAGGTTATGTTGCGGGGTGATAACCGTAACATCCGAATCCCTTACTATGTGGAGTTTGTACACGTTGACCTTGTAGGTGTTCATTCGCCCTCCTGGTTTTGTTTTGATTTAGGAAGCCCGCTCAATTTTCCGGGTTCGGCGGGGTCCCTGCTCTCTCGACTCTGGCCTGCTGGCCGCTGGAGCTATTAGGCACTCTCCTGTGAGCCCCGGTAATTCGTGGCGAGCCTAACTTATCATACTCTTCTTTCGTCATTGAAGGAACCATTGACCCGATGATGAGGGGATTGCGACCGCCGGGGCAACTGTGCTACTTCTCTGCGACCTATAGCTTCCTGGCGCATCGAGAGCAAAGGGGCAACCCCTCCACCACGTAATAATCCATGCGGGTTGTCCGCCCGCAGAGGCCGCAGGTTGCGGTCCCCGGATTACATTTGGGGCATATATATGCCCCGGCTATTGCGGGCCGGGCTGACACATACCCCGCCCCGCAGATCGAGCAGGAGAACGGATATTCGGGCTCGTCGCTCCCCTCCATGCACGCCCCCCCACATCCGGGCTGTCCGCAGTGAGGGCATACCCGTGCCCTGGCCGCTGCGAGACGAGCCGCGGCCTCAGCCTCCCTCCGAGCTCTCTCCTCGTCCCGGAGGGTTTTTTCCTGGAATAGCATATCCAGGAGGTTCCGGGAGAGCTGGATCGGCTCTCCCTGTTTTATCCCGAAACGATCGCCATCTGTGAGCGATCGGGCCATCAGACTATCTGCATCCACAGTCAGATAGTCTCCGGGGCAGTCAACCCCGTGTTTCCGGGCTATATCGCCCGGGATATAAATATCGTCGGCCCTCATGTCACCACCTCCACCCGGTACGTTACCGGGCTTCCGGCAAATTCCCTGACCTGAGCCAGGGATAGTTCAGCCCCCCGCAACTCCTGGGGGAGGGTGAGGGGAATTTCTGTGAAACTCGCCGTCAGACAAGACAGCGAGTGAGGAAGCACGCCGCAAACATGCCTCCCCTTCACCACCTCAGGCGTGGCATGTGCCACAACCTGAGTACTTTCGTCCGCGAGTCCAATCTCGCGGAGATATTCCACCAGGCCCGGATGCCTGGTTACGATGATTTCTATTTTTTCTCTCATTTTTTTGCCCTCCTGTTTTTTTTGCTCGCCTATTGTATAAGCAACCGCCGTGCCAAACTCACCATTTACCCCAAAAAAGTTTAGCCATAACCCCCGCAAAACCACGTGGGAGTAAGGCAAGAAAAATTATGCTTGCGCTTGAGCAGGGCGCATATTGCGCTATCGGAGCCTTGGTTTGGGTACAAAAATTAATACTCAAAATGACCTAACTATATAATATTATTATGGTTTCCGGGAAAATGCCAAAGTACAAAAAATAATACCCTGATTTCAATGGGTTATAGATAGTCGGTATTAATTTTTATACTCCAACCTTTTTGCGGGCGTCGGCCATTAGGCTGAGATTTTTGTTGACATGCGTGTCCTACTATTATATACAATAGATGTGATGAAACCACAACCAAAAATTATAACATGCCTCAGATGCAAATATACCTGGCAGGCCCGCGTCATATCTCCCGTTATGTGTCCTCGCTGCCGGTCGCCCTATTTCAACATCCCCCGGAAAAGTCCCAGAAAGGAAAATAATGTCTGAAAAAACAGAAACACTGGATACCATACATGGACGTCTGCTCGAAGCTGTCCATATCAATGGTGATTCCGCGTCCGTTGAATTTGACCGTGTAATAAAAATCTGGTCAGAATAAGGATCTGTCTGTATGGGTGATCCATATTATCCGTGGTATCCTGGGGACTATCTGCGTGATACGCCGGACTTGTCTATGCTGGAAGATGGCGCTTATAGGCGGCTATTGGATCATTATTTCGTCTCCGATGGCAATATGCCCGCCGACCGAACCCGGTTGTATCGTATATGCCGGGCATTTACCCAAGATGAGCAAAAAGCGGTGATTTTAATAGTCGAAAGGTTTTTTAAAGAAGAAAATGGCCGGATTTACAACCATCGGGCCGAAATCGAATTGCAAAAAAGAAGAAAGTTTATTGAGAATCAACAAATTAAATCAAAATTAGGGGTGGAGGCAAGACAGACTAAACAACAACCCGGCGGTCAACCCGTGGGTCAACCCGGCGGTCAACCCTTACCATCACCATCTTCATCTTCATCTTCATCAAAAGAAAAAACCCTTGAGCTATTCGCTCAATTTTGGCAAGCATATCCCAGAAAAAAAAGTAAAGGCCAGGCTGAAAAAGCATGGGCAAAACTGAAACCCGATCAAACTCTATTACAAACAATGCTAACCTCAATCCAAAAAGCCAAACAATCCCCGGATTGGCAAAAAAACAACGGCCAGTACATACCATACCCGGCCACGTGGCTGGCAGCTAAGGGCTGGGAAGACGACAACCCCACAACCCAGGAAGGAGATAATACCAAATGGCAAACCCCCTAATAATATCCAGCTACGAATATCGCAACCGGCTACAAACCCAGGACGAAGACCAAACTCTAAAACTGAGATCGTTTATTCCAAGCCTCGATCTTGCCTTGGATGGATTTGAGGTAGGGGAGTTGATAGTATTATCCGGTCCCACAAAGCACGGTAAAAGCCTTTTTTTCCAAACCCTTACAAATAATTTCCTTGAGGAAAGCGAAATTTATAGTCTATGGTTCACCTACGAGCTACCACCAAGACAACTATTCAACCGGTTTCCCAAATTACCCCTATTCTACCTCCCGGAAGAGTTACAGGGACATTCCCTGCCGTGGATAGGTGAATGCATCAAGGCTGCAAAGGACAAAACGTCGGTTAAGGCCGTATTTATAGACCATCTGCATTACCTGCTCGACCTGGGCCGGATGAAAAATACCAGCCTGGAAATAGGCGCAGTCATACGAGGGCTGAAACAGTTGGCCATCAGGCATGAGGTGGTTATATTTTTGGCCTGCCACATGAAAAAGACCCCAAACGACCGGGAACCTAATTACGATGACATACGTGATAGTTCCTTCGTCGCCCAGGAGTCCGATGTAGCTATGATGTTGTGGCGATGCAAAGAAAAAAACCAATACACCAATGCC